TGAACCTAAACCGCCTTCACCGCTAGGGCTAGTGCTAGGGCTACCGCCGAACAACGAGCCTAGACCATCGAATAAACCAGTGCCGCCAAACTTCTTGCCGTTTGTCAGAAAACTAATCATTTTTTTGAAAGCGTTAGACACTAATAATTGAGTGATCTGCGCGAGAATAGACGCGATCATGTCCTTAACTATGTCTTTTACCGAATCACCGAAATTATCCCATCCGTCTAAACCATCCCGAAAGAAGGTTTGCATAGAGTCGAATATTTTACGGTTTGCATCTTCCCATGCGTCTGAGACTATTGATGTTTTCTCGCCTAAGCCTTCGTACTTTAAGCCTAGTTTTGATGCTGTCTCAGTCGCTAACTCACCAGAAATAGAACCATCCTCTAGCGCCTTGTTGAATAGCTCTTGGTTCTTTTTAGTGTTGGTTAATTCAATAGACGACTCATGTATCGCATTAGTGAACTCATAATTAACTTGGTTGGCTTTTTTGTATTCTTCCCAGCTTGTCTTTGTGACTTTCACTAACTCCATTTTGGCTTTAGTGGTCTTAACGGTTTCGCCGGTTAATGCTTTGAACAATTCAGCGTTTTTCTTTATCTCTGCGCTTTCTTTCTTAACTTCACCGCCTAAAGATTTAGCCGCCTTTTCTGAGTCTTTAGCACCATCGCGCCATTTGCCCATGCTGCCGACTGTAGACTCAAACTGATCATCCATTACCTCGCCCATCAGCTTCACTGAGTCGCGCATGCCGTCGAAGTATTTGCCCACACCCGGTATTTTTGAAAGGAAAGATAGAAAGTCACCGAGTCGGTTAATAACAAAACTAACAACAAACTCAATAACGGCCTTTAAGCCTTTGAACATATCAATCAAAAACCCAATAGCTTTTGGTAGGTACTCGCGCGTTAAATCGGCTGCCGCTTTTATTTCGTCTGTATATTGAAGTATGGTCTGAGAAAATGACCCGCTAATAGACTTGCCCAATAAATCTAGAGCATCATTAGCCTCCGCCGCACCATCCACCATCTCCTGTGATAATGATTGCCCTAGCTCTACCGCTTTATTTCGGTACTCATCAAGACCAGCCGCGCCGCCCTCCATGACAGTAAGAAGCTGTGAGCCAGAACGACCCATTAAATCCATGGCAACCTGCGTCTTGATTGCTGGGTCTTGTATCTTACTTACCGCTTCAGCTACAGCCGTGAATTTTTGGTCTGTGTTGAGGTTGTTAAACTCTTGAACACTTATGCCTAGCTTCTCAAAAGCCCTAGCTGGCGTAGAAAGTCCATCAGATGCGTCCTGCGCTGATTTGTTTAGCTTAGTTAATGAATTAGCAAACTCTGTGCTTGAAACATCAGCTTGCGATATTGCTACCCGCATTTCACTCAAAAACTCAGAACTTGCGCCAGTCCTTACGCCTAGCTTCTGGATAGCGTCAGCCGCATCAATCGACTTTTTTGCTATAGCGCCCATCCCTGCAACAACCGCGCCACCTGCAAGCGCACCAAACCCGCGAGACAATTTAGAAACGGAGCGATCTAAACGATCAAGGCGACCCTTTACAGAATTAAAAGCCTTGCCAGTTTTATCGCGGCCTTCAATGTTGAACCTAGCTGTGGTCATTCTCTTTTTGCTCCATTTCTAAAAACGCAAGCCAATGGAATAGAACAAAATCGCCCCACTCCATGACTTCCTCAATCGGCCTTTTTAACTTTCTGGCGAGGACGAATCTGACATAGACCTCGCCCCCTTCTCGGAGTTTTTTTTAGCCACCTTCATCTCTGGTTCTTCTTCTTCTTCAAACTTGATAATCTCTGAAATCTCTTGAGCGACACGCGCAAGAACTGCCGCGTCTACTTTCTTCAAAAGAAAATCTAAATTACCTCGCTTGAAAATGTATCCAGAACCATCCTTGTCCATTGCAAACTGTATAATCATCAGAGCGTTGAACTCGTCATACTTATTCTCAGCAATCGCTTTTAAACAAGGTGCTTTTCTGAATGTGTTATGAGTTTTTCTAACATAAACAGGGCTACCAGATTCAGGAAATTCAACCTTAACTAAATCTTGACTTAGCTTAGATTGAAAGTCCTCCTCTAGTGCCTCTAGCCTGCTATCAACACTCATTACGCTACCTGACTAAACGTAGGTACAGCGTTAGCCGTGAAGCTTGCTGAAAAAGTTACATACTGATCATTAGCCGTAGATCGTGATGTATTAGTGATTAATACCGCACTAAAAGCATCGTAATCATCGCCACTAGAAGTGCCGTCATAATACAAATCTAAAGCCACTGTAGCGCCTGTAATGATTGCATCTTGACCGCCTGAGTCGTTAGGGTCATAGAAGCCGCTAATTGAGCCAGTGATCTTGCGAACACCTGCAACCGAAGTCTCCAAAGTTGCACCAAAAGCTCTGCCAGTGATAGGCGTCACGTCATCGTTATATTCCCAGGCGTTAATTTCGCCCACCGTTGTTGCACCTATCTTTACTAGGCCGTTAGTGCCGTTATACTTTGCCATCTGATTTTTCCTCTACTTTTTTAAATATTGTTTTAGGCTGCTTGGCTTCAACTATTTTATAGCCTCGCGCCTCCATTTCTTTGACTTGATACGGCGCAACTTTTACAACTGTCGCCCCGCTTTTCATTTCTACTTGTTTACTCATAATCTCTGCTCATATTGAACTCTGAATTTAATTATCTGCCGACCAGCGTCTTGGTCTGCATCCATATACTCCACCTCTAAACTGTCGTAAAAAAGAGACTTAACAAGACTCCGAAAGGTGGTTAATCTAGCCGCATCGATCGCAGCTTGAACCTCTTCAAGAATCAAGTCCAAGTCATCATCAAAAGTGCTGTTAGCCTTGACATAAGCCTCGACCATCACCTCACATTCAACAATCCCATCGTAACCACTCGCCTCATCTGTCGAAGTTTCATCTTTTAGATAAACCTTCAAAGCAGGAATATCTGCCTCGGCAAAATTAGCCAACCGTGAACCGTATACACGACTCCCCGTAGTGGTTAGCCCTGTCAAGGTAGATACAAAAGCGTTTCTGATTAGTGTTCTTTTATGCATCTTTTAGAATCACTGTGGTTAGAAAATCCTCACCATCCGACATAGGCGGTTGTGCAACCTGGTATGAATCGCCAGCGACCGTTATTGCATCGCCAACGCTCAATGAGTCTAAATCCCCAAACGCGCCCATAATCGTAGGTACAGCGTTTTCTATGCCCAATGAGAAGTGAGCCGCCCTGTCGATAACAACATAAAAGTCGCTCCCGCCAGTGTTCGCCACCACCTCAAAATCAGAGAAAAAATCTCTAGCCGAATCGCTCACTACTTAGCCTGTTTTGTTTGCTTAGGTTTTGGCTTAGGCTCTACATACTTTTCAGCACTGCCCATACCAATTAACAAATTGGCTTTGTCGGTTTCGACAACATTGCCAACCTTTACGGCCTTACCTTCCACATAACAGTTTTGTGTTATTTTGATCTTCATTCGTTTCTCCAATAAAAAAGGCGACCCGAAGGCCGCCTCTTAATTACTTGTAGCTTAGATTAAGCTGCGTTATGGAAGCTGAACGCTTGTGGGTGACGAATAGCGATGTCGCAAGTCTTGAAGATGACATAGCGAGTCTTGCCCTTGAGCGAATGAGTGTAAGGGTCTGTATTTAATTCAATACCGCCCCACTCTCCGATCAAGATGTTGCTAAAGTCGCCTAACACAAAATCATCAGCCGCAAGCTGTGAGCTAGTCAAAAGGTTACGACCTAAGATGCTGTTTCCATCGCTAATGAAGTTACCCTCAACGCCTGAACCCTGCTTAGGCGTAGTTTTAACAGTCTCCCAAAAATCAGGTGAACCGATGTAAGTAAGGTTATTAGCAGCGTTTGAAGTCATCAAAGTTTTCATTTGAGTGACTAACTCGGCATAAGTTGGAGCTGTAGCACTTGCGAACGTAGGGTCTGCAACGCCAGTCGCACCATCAATTCCTTGTGGCTGACCAGATGAACCAGAACCGTAATAAACAGCCGCATCCATACCCAAAGCTAACGCCATGAACAAGTCGTTACGCACAATGCCTTCAATCGCTGGTGAGCTTTGTAGGCTCAAACGGCGAGACACTTCGGTATAAGCCGCAAGGTCTTTAGGTGATAACGTGATCTGGTCGAATTGTGGCTCGCTCTCTGTAGCGTCCCCATCTTCGGCACTAATCCAAGTCGCAGCCGCGCCAGAAGTCTGTCGTGGGATTGCAACATTACCAACTAAGCCCGGAAGCATAGTAGCGCCAGCTTGTAGAGCAACCATGTTGTTACGCAATACGTCAATGTAAGAACCAGAAAGTAAGTTAGTCGCAACCAATTCTGCGCCATCCGTAGCCGTTCCAGCCGTTAGATCACGGTTGAATACTTCGGTTGGAATGAACGAGCCGCGAACCTTAAAGTCACCAGGTAGTGTACGCTCTGCTTCAGCGCATACTTCCAACTCAAAGCCAGCCGCATTTTGTGCTGAACGGTCATTCGGGTTAGCCATTGCATCCATCAAACGGACCATTGAGAAAGCATTTTTCTCTTTGCGTGATAGTCCAACTTTGCCAGCCGCTTCGCCAGTTTCTGTTTCTTGCTTTGCTCGTACAGCAGCGTTACGCTCACCAACTTTCTCTAAAAGCTCTTTATAAAAAGCGTTTGAGTCTGTTCCGCGCTCGATAGCATCAGCGCCCAACTTATCAAAGTCGTGCTGTTCTGCCATTTGACGAATAGAGTTAATTCGATCTAGCTCTTGTCGGCGGGTTTTGTCTTGCAATTCACGAACATTTATTTGAGGCGCTTCTACTTTGCGCTCGGCTTGTACTTCTACTTCTTTTTTAACGTCAGTCATTTTAGTTTCCTTTTCTTGTTTGTTTGATCGCCCAACACCTACCGACGCATCGGCGGGAATTGAGACAAAAGATATTTCATAGGGCATCCAATCAGTAGCCCTTAATTTAGTTTTCTCGCCCTCTCTGGTTTCTTCCCACTTACTGACCGAATAACCGACCGAAATAAGAGTCCTAATACCATCGAGAACGTCTTGGTAAATCTCTTTACCTCTCTTGCTTTTTGAAAATCGCAAAGTTGCACGACCCACTCGGTCACTGTCAATCCTTGCACTTTCTACCACGCCAACTTGGTCGTTTCTGTCATGCTCCACCAACACCGCGCCGCCGTTATTCAAACGGTCGAGCCTCACGCTTTGCGGGTTATGGTCTAAGACTTCATCACCAAAATAACGCTCTACAACTTCCTCAGATGAAAACGCAACCTCAATGGTCCGTTTACCTTCGTCAGCCCTTTTAAAATCCGCAATGCTTATCTCGCGGGTTAAATTCTTATTGATCTGCTTGGTCATTCTTTATGCCCCTCATGGATTCCCATTCTCTAATTTCTTCAAGTATTTCTTCTGGATCTTCACCCCGACTAGCAATGATTCTTTGAGGCGAAATCAATCCGCTCTCTAAGTCCATCTGATAGCCCTTAGCCTCTTTCTGAGGGTC